TCAATTCGTGTAACCACAGTAAAGCCATCTGGTTCTGTGTCAATCCTTTCAGGTGCAACACCTGGTGTTCACTGGGGTCCAGGCGGAAAGTTCTACCTAAGAGCAATTCGTTTTGGAAACACAGACCCAATGCTACACTTGTTCAAAGCAGCAGGGTATAAGATTGAGGCAGACCTAGTTTCAGCAAATACTTCTGTAGTATACTTCCCGATTGCTTCAGGACAGAAGCGAGCAGAGAAGGATGTAACTCTATTTGAGAAGACAGCCCTTGCTGCTACTGCTCAGAAGTACTGGTCAGACAATGGTGTTTCAGTAACGCTATCATTTGATACCGCAACTGAAAAGCAGCATATCTCTTCTGTACTAAATATGTATGAGGGACAGCTAAAGGCAGTTTCATTCTTGCCAATGGGAAACACAGTTTACCCACAGCAGCCATACTCTGAAATTACAGAAGAAGAGTACGACTACTACATTGGAAGACTAGCAAAGATTGACTTCTCTGCTATCTATGACGGCGTAGACAATCTTGAGGCACAGGGTGAGGCATACTGCACCACTGACTACTGTGAAATCAAAATTCCAGACAAAAAGTAAAAACTCACAGAGATGCCCTGTCATTAATTTGGCAGGGTATTTTTGTTTGTAGTGTGGTAAAATTAATTATCATGGCAAACTCTTCCAATCTTTATGCAGACAAAATTCTACAACAGCACCCATTAGCTTTGTGGACACTAGATAGTGATGCCAAATATCTATCTTTAATTACAGATGCACAAAGAAGTTTATCCACTAACTGGACTTTTACCTCAAGTTTTTTGGGTACAACCACAACTGAATTAAACCCTAAACTTGGAACAACAGTATCATTGCTGTATAAAGATGGCGTTAATTCTGGAACATTTTTTACAGCAACAAGTGATTTTACATTTAACTCAAATAGCGATAGTTTTACTATTGGTGCATATGTTTCAAAAGCAAGTCCATATATTACACAGATTGCGATAGGATATGATATTGGTGGAACAATTACATATTCAACTCCAACCATTACAATTACAGAAGATATGTATAATTATCAATATGTTTCTGCTACTTTTAATACCACGGTTACTGGAGCAAAAGTTGTTTTAAGATTTAATTATTCTGCTCCAGCATCTGCAGACAGAGTTGCTGTTATGGTTAATGGACTTACCGTTGGAAAATGGGCAGAAGATTTTAACGTAGAAGACTTAGGAAGTCAAAAATCAACAATTCCAACAACAATAGCTATTCCAAAAACATCTGGTATTTTAGCATCACAATATAATACAGCTTTTAATCAACCAACAGGAACCTATACAGATAAGCAAGGATATTATGTTGTTCAAGGCGATGTCTCCTATGCAAGAAATACTGGACATCCAATGGTTTATGGTTGCACAAATTCTACTAAGATTTATCCATATACCGCAAATGAACCATCGCTGATTCTTCCAGGGTATGGATTTTTAAATGAAGTAGATAAGTATAAAACAAAAACATATGAAATGTGGTTAAAGATAAATTCATCTACATTGTCAATGAAAAGAATAATGGGTCCAATATCTAGTAATGATGGACTATATGTAGATTTAGCAAATTTAATTCTTAAGGTAGGAACTAACTTTATTTCATATTATATTGGTGAATGGGATAGACCAATGTTAGTTCAAATTGTAACTTCACAAAGTAGTGCAGAAATGTTTATAAATGGAGATAGTGTTGGAAATCTTAAATATGATATCAAAGACATATTACTTTCTGAATATTATTATCCAACAACTTTAGACAATAAAATTATTAACTCTAATTTTGAAAATCATAACGTTGGCTGGGGAACCAGAAATGGAACGAATGCTCGCTCTACTGGTGATTCTTTTATAGGCTCTGCATCAATTCTTTACACTGTTGGCTCTACTGGAACAACTGGTGGTATCAATACAGTAACAGCCCCAACAACGGTTGCTATTACTGCTGTTACTCCAAGTTCTCCATCTGTTGGCTATGTAAAATATACAGGAAATAATATTTATTCCGTAGGTGATACTGTAACAACCTCTAACTTAGCACCAGCAGGATATAACGGAACATTTACTGTTACGGAAGTAACAGACACATATTTTGTTGTTGCTAATGCCACAACCACAACCGTAACAGATGGTATAGGTTCATCTACATCTACAAATACAAAACTAATTCCAATATCTCCTGGAAATACATACACTTATTCTATTTACATGAAAGATGTAAATACAGGAAAGCAATATAACAATGTAATAGATTATTATGACTCATCGCTAGGTTTGATTTCTGGAAGTTCATCTATTGGACCAGCAACAACAATTTCGTCTTCAGATTGGACAAGAGTAACTTATACTTTTACAGTTCCAGAAACCGTCGGAACATCTCCAACTGTTCCAGCATATGCAAGACCTTATACATATTCAAGCACAACATTTGCAGTAGGTGATTCTGGAAAAACTGTGTATTATGATGGGGCATTATTCCAACAATCTACATTAGCTAATCCATATGTTTATAGAACACCAGCATCAAATATAGAACAAGACTGGATAGGCTTTTATGCTCATTCTAATGTTTCATTAGAAGTATCTTGTGTTGCTGTATATAATTATGGAATTACAAAATCAACAGCTTTATCTAGATTTTCTTATGGTCAAGCAGTAGGTTTTCCAAAAGATGTGGTGTCTGCTTATTCTGGTTCAGCAATTGTTCCAGACTATACTCTTGCAAAATATGCTAATAATCAAAATTATGGAGTGTCACAATCTAATACTTGGAAAAGTGCAGTAACAAATAATAATTTTATTGTAGACAAGGATACACTTTCAACACCAAATTATACTTTGCCAATAATTGAGATAGAGCCATCTAGCACACTAACTCAAACAGATATGCTAAATGCATTATCATCAATTAATGCAACGTACTTTGACCTTCAACCAAACAGCACTTGGAATGGAATAGAGTCAAGAATATCTTTTAATAACTTTAAACAAATTTCAAATGATATTGATATGTTCTATACAGTATTTGATAAATCAGAAAATAACACAGACACTAAGCAAATTATTTTTCAAATTGTAGATATAAATAAACCTAAAAATTATTTAGAAGTATCTATTTTAAATAATACTCTTGGATATTATTTTTACTACAATTCAGATACCGCTTCAACGCTTGCAACTTTTAGTGCATCATCACTAAATACTAAATATGCAGCTGCAATAAATATTACAAATTTAGTTACAAAAAATTCAAATTTTTCAAAGTTTTTTGCCAATAGAGAAAATCTAAAAATTTATGTTGGCGGTTCAAAAGATTTTACAGACGACCAAACATTTACTGGAAAAATATACATAGTTGGTTTTGGTGATTTAAGAAACTATGGCAAGGTATCTTCATCATTTAATCCCGATGGATACTATTCAACTATAACAGCAGGAAGTTTAAACACACACATTGCAAATTATACTCTTTTATTAAATAATGGTTGGAGTGGACAATCATTTATGGATATTGCAGTAAATTCATATTGGCAAGATATTGTTCCTCTAAGTCGTCTTGCAAAAACGGTAGATGGTCAGTATAGACTTGATTACCTACAATTTAACGTTGACTATCCAAATCAAATAGATGCTACAAGTGCAGATACTAAAACATATCTAACTTTTCAAACTGGCGGAAACCCAGATATCACAACATTTGCAAACACAACAATTGTTGGAACAGATAGATATCTAAATATTACTAGTGCTTGGACAAATACTAAATATCAAGTAACTGATGGAACAGTTGTATACATACCAACAAATGTTTCATCTAGTACATTAACGCTAGGAATTCATATAGAAACAAACAGTCCTGGAGTTATTATGAATCCGACCAACATAAGACATTTACAAATTGCTGCACAAGCAATTGGTTCAAGTACAACAATTGGAACAAACGGAGATGAACTTATTTCTTTTGGAGCAGGAAATAATCCTATACTTATTTCTAAGTCTAATGACCCATATTATTATTTAACATCACAGTCTGGATTTAGGGTGGTAGGAACAAATGCATCAACTAGGGGATATTATTCAAATATAAATAAAGACAAGTATGATGATTTTAGTATTGGTGCTATTCAATTTTCAGCAAAGTTCCCATTAACACAATTTGCAAATACTGAAACATTAATGTTTGAATTAGAAAATGTTGATGATTCAACGAAGGTAAAGTTTTATGTAATTGGAGAAACATCAGCTTTGACTAGAGGTAGAATTTATGCCAAAGACCAATCTGGAGCAGCATACACAAGCTTAAAGTATTATCTAAATGGTGTAGAGGTAGATAGAGCGATTGTTTCTATAGATGAATGGTTTATGCTAGGCATTAAGTTTACAACTGATTATAGCCTTAACTCAAAAGCTGGAAAGTTTAATTTCTCTGGCAAACAATTAATAAATCATTTTGAGTATTTCCAACCAAACTCAAGTCAAAGAAATTCACCAATATACATATATCCAAAATGGATTAATGTTAGATATTCTGCAATTGCATCAAAAACATGGAATGACTATACTGCATTAACTTGGCAAGATGTGGCAACAAGTCCAGCAACATCAGTATTTGTTGGTACAAATCCATCAAATATTCAGGAAGTATTTTCTGGAACAGGTAAAAAGATTGTTGGAAAAGACTATTCGTATCCATATCTAATACCACAATCGTTCTTATATAGAGCATTTATGGCAATAGAGACTACCACATCTGACGCAATACCTCTATAATATGGTATACTATTGGTATGAGAAAACCAGAAAAAGAACCAATGGACGCTATGGAAAGAGCGTTATCCAGTGCTAAAATCCAAGTTATTGACAAACACTATGACTGGGGACTATATGTTTGGATTAGAGAGAATGGTAAGCCGTTCCTAGATAATGAAGGAAATATTCTAAACATCCCTTCAAAAAAGAATGATACTGAACAAGTTAAAAAACTTAAAGACGCAGCTACATATTGGGGAGAGCCAAACGGTACCCCACTATTCTATCCTGGTCTTGGAAGAATTTCAGATGAAGAACACAGCGAGCAGGTGGACAGAATGAAGCAAGGTCTTATTCCAAATCTAAATGACCTTGGTGCTGTAAAAGCTGCTCAAGACACTATTGCACTTTATGGAGATGAAGAATAATGGAAGAATATGAATACAGAATTCCTGCATCGCTATCGGAACTTGAAGAAGAACGTAATCAGTTTGCAGAACAAGACCCATTCACTAAATCATGGGACGATGTAAAAACTCTCAACGGTCTTAACTCTAATTTTAAGAGAAGAATAAGTCGTTCATTTACCAAAGCAGAACCCTCAGCACAATACATAGATAGTGCTATGGGTATTAGTTCTGGTATTAATGGAGCACAGTCAAAAGAGATTAATCCAGGAACAGTATTTAGAAATGTCTATGGACTCTTTGACGTAATCACGCCACCTTGGAATCTGTTCGAACTTGCAAACTATTATGACACATCATTTGCTAATCACGCAGCCATTGATGCAAAAGTAGAAAACATTGTTGGTCTTGGTTATATGTTCCAAACAACTCGCAAGACCATGATGATGCTAGAAGCGTCAACCAATGAATCTGCCACAGAAAAAGCTCGTAAACGTTTAGAACGAGCCAAGGTAGAAATTAATGACTGGATAGAATCACTAAATGATGAAGACTCTTTTACAAATACCATGATGAAAGTCTACACAGATGTTCAGTCAATGGGTAATGGATATCTTGAGATTGGTAGAACAACCACAGGAGAAATTGGTTACCTTGGTCATATCCCAGCAGTAACAATGCGTGTTCGTAGACTTAAGGACGGATACGTTCAGATTATTGCAGACAAGGTTGTTTATTTCCGTAATTTTGGGGCAACCAATCAAAACCTAATTACGGACGACCCACGACCAAATGAGATTATTCACTTTAAAGAATACTCTCCACTAAACACTTACTATGGTGTTCCAGATATTATTTCTGCAATTACAGCACTACAAGGTGACCAGCTTGCATCACAATACAATATCGACTATTTTGGCAATAAGGGTGTCCCACGTTACATCATTACTTTAAAGGGAGCAAAGCTATCGTCTGACGCAGAAGATAAAATGTTTAGATTCTTGCAGACTAGCCTAAAAGGTCAAAACCATAGAACACTTTATATTCCACTTCCAGGAGACTCAGAAACAAACAAGGTTGAGTTTAAAATGGAACCTGTTGAGAATGGTGTCCAGGAGGCATCATTTAATGAATATCGTATTCGTAACCGTGATGACATTCTTGTTGCTCACCAAGTTCCACTTTCAAAAATTGGTGGTGGTGATGCAGGAGGAGTTGCAGCAGCACTAGCACAAGACCGAACATTCAAAGAGCAGGTAGCAAGACCAGCACAAACATCACTAGAAAAAATGATTAACAGAATAGTAAAAGAAAAGACAGACCTCTTAGAATTTAAGTTTAATGAACTTACTCTTACAGACGAAGTTGCTCAGTCACAAATTCTTGAGCGTTATGTTAAAACTCAGATTATGCTTCCAGACGAAGCTCGTGAAGTTCTTGGTCTTCCACAAAGACCAGATGGCGATGGCTCAACACCTATGGAACTATCGGCAAGACAGGCAACTGATGCTCGTGCTAATCTAGCAGGGAATAGGGCAAGGGATGCTGAAAGAGCAAACAATGCATCTGACAGCACTGCAACTATTGCTGGAAGAAACGCACAGGGTGAGGGAAGAGCTTCTCAATAAAAGTGTGTTACAATATAATAACAATACTTGTAAAAAAGGGTATATAATTAAGGTAACATGACTATTCAAAAAGCTCATTGGGATACCGATGGCGACAACGTTCGCTTATCGATGCCATTTAATAAAGTAGACAAAGAGAGGCGTATCGTCTCTGGCTTCGCCACACTCGATAACGTTGATAGACAGAATGATATTGTCACGCCCGAAGCCTCAATGAAGGCATTCCAAAAATTTCGTGGCAACATTCGTGAAATGCACCAACCAGTAGCCGTTGGTAAAATGGTCTCATTTAAAGAAGACAAATACTTTGACCCAGAAACAAAAAAGATGTATTCTGGTATTTACGTATCCACATATATTTCAAAGGGTGCTCAAGACACTTGGGAGAAAGTTCTAGACGGAACTCTTTCTGGTTTTTCTATTGGCGGTAAAATGAACAAATATGATACTGCCTATAATGAAGAACTTTCAAAAAAAGTTCGTATCATTAAAGACTACGACCTGATGGAACTATCTCTAGTCGACACCCCTGCAAATCAATTTGCAAGTATTCTTTCTGTTGAAAAGATAGATGGAGTTGATGTTTTCAAAGGTGAAAGCATTGAAACACTTATCGAAAATGTATTCTGGGATGCTGAATCAGGATTAGTCCTGCTTTCAGAAAAGGAAACAGAGGTAAGCCCAACAACTGGGGTACCTATGCAGAACATTGGTTTCGTTGAGAAAAATGATAACGAAAAAACAGAAATGCTAAAGTTCTTAGTTAATAGTGCTAAAGGCATTAACGTTACTAAGATAAATAAGGAGAATGATAACATGGCAATCGAAATCGTAAATGAAGAAGTAGCCGAAGTCGCTCCAGAGGCAGAAGTTGTAGTTGACGCTCCTGCTACAGAAGAAGTTGTTGAGACTGTTGTTGCAGAAGAAGCCGTAGAGGCTCCTGACGTTGACGCAGACCCAGCCATTGTAGAAGAAGTTGTAGAAGAAGTTGTTGGTGAAGACGAAGCAATTGCTAAGTCAGTTACCGAACTAACTTCAACTGTTACAACAGCCTTTAGCGACATCACAGCAATTGTCAAGTCACTAGCAGATGCAAATGCATCACTAGCTAACGACTTGGCAGAACTTAAAAAGTCAGTAAATTTTGTATCAGCAAAAATTGAAGATGCAGAATCAGACTTTAACAATTTCGGAAAGCGAATTGACGCAGTAGAAGCAGATACCGCTTTCCGTAAATCTGGAGACCTCAGTGAGGTTCTACAGCATCAACCAGAACAGGTTGAGAAATCCCTATGGGGCGGAAGTTTCCTCAAAACATCCGATTTGTTTAGATAAATCAAATTCACTAGGAGGTGAAAATTATGTCGGAAGAAATTATTAATAAAAACTATCCAGGTTCAGGTGGTTACACTGCAGCAGAAGTAAATGCTCAGGGTGGCTTTGCATCTGGAAACATTGGTGGTGTAACTAGCCCAGGTGCTTCAACACTTGGTAACATCCCAACTGCACAATTTGGTGTAACAACTGGTCCAAACGCTGTTACTCCATCCTACGATGCCAACCCAACTTTTGCTGGTGCTGGTATTCTACGTCCTGAACAGGCTCGTAGATTCATCGAATACGTTTGGGACGGTACTGTTCTTGCTAAGGACGGTCGTCGTGTAACAATGCGAGCTAACACAATGGAACTTGAAAAGGTTAACGTTGGAGAGCGTGTTATTCGTGCTGCCAACCAAGGTGATGCAACCTACACAAACGCAGGTGCTACATTCACTAAGGTTGAACTTACTACCAAAAAGATTCGTCTTGACTGGGAAGTATCATCCGAAGCCCTTGAAGACAACATCGAAGGTGCTGCTCTTGAAGACCACCTAGTTCGTTTGATGACACAGGCTTTTGCTAATGACATTGAAGACCTAGCAATCAATGGTACTGGTACAGGTGCGAACGCATTCCTTAACATTATGGAAGGTTTCGTAAACCGTACTAAGACTGATGGTTGGGCACACGAATACGTTGCTACAGTTACAGCTAACGCATTCACACCAGAAGTACTACAGCAAGTTGTTGACCGCCTACCACGCAAGTATCGTGCTCTAAAGACTGGTCTAAAGTTCTACGCAGGAACTTCAGCATTCCAGGGCATCGTACGTCAAAATGGTACAAACAACAACAACATTTGGTCATACGAGTACCGCAATCAGTACCTTAACGGTAATGACATTGTACTTGGTGACGCTCGTGTTACTCGTGTACTAGGTATTCCAGTTATGGAAGTTCCTTACTACCCAGAAGGTTTCGTAGACCTTACCTTCCCAAGCAACCGTATTTGGGGTTTCCAGAGAGATATCACTGTAAACCGCTTCTACGTGCCAAAGAAGGACACAGTTGAATACACCGTATTCGTACGTTTCGGTATTCAATGGGAAGAACAAGACGCTATCGCATACGTTGACAGCGACTCAATCGACTCAAGCCTATAATCTTGAGTTAACCCACTTAGAGGGGGTAGGGGCTTCGGCTTCTATCCCCTTTTGGTTTATTAATCTGTTATAATATAATCGGAGGAATAATGTCAGAACAAAAAATCACTCAGGTTGAAAAGACCGCAAATGAATTTGGTATTTCTGTTTCAAAAATTGAAGCGGTAGAAGAAGAAAATGTTGTAATAACTATACCAAAGAAAAAGACCAACACAAAAGCTTCAGCAGATTCAATAATTAATAATACAATTGGCTCTAGCATTGAAAAAGAAGAACCTAAAAAGGAAGAACTTAAAAAGAAAAAGGTTGCACTGTATTCTAGCAGAAATGTTTTTTGGGAAGGTGTGGGAGAAGTCCAACGTGGCTACAACTTTGTAACACAAGAACAAGCCGATAAATGGATGACTAGAATTCACATTAGATTTGTTACACCAAAAGAAATTAAAGAGGCATTTGATAATTAATGGAAATCATTAAAGTAAATTCTGGAACACCACAAAGCACAACAGGCTGGACATACAAAAATTTTGCAACAAATAAATTTGTATTTACAATAGACTTTCCAGATAGCTTTAGTGGGTCTACTGCATATTTGGTAGTAACAGATATGCTTGACTTTAGCATTGTTTATGAAGTAGGTTGGACTAGGGTTTCGTTTAATGGAATTGATGTTGTTGTTCCACTTAAATATGATGCAGACTACAAGGTTCAGGTTTATTCTGGAACAAGTGCTATTCCAAGTAATTTATTTTTTGAGGACTACTACGAAGTTCGTAGACCATATGTAGACCCCACCACAAAATCAACAGTAGCAAGTGAGGTAGCCAAATATAAAGACCAAGAAGCACTAGCACGAGCAATTATTGACTCTATTGTTACAGATGGATTTTATTATAAACGACACCTAATTAATACTCTTGGTTTGGGTAGTGATTATCTTGCTGTTTGGGATAACCTAAAAAGAGTTATTGCTTTATATGAAAACAATGTTCTTGTTTATAAAGATGAAGACAATATTGAAATTACAGGATTTTGGGATGCTAACCCACCATCAAACAGTAATCTTGGTCTAAAAACACTTAGTAAGTTAGATTATTCTGTAGGAGATATTGTTACAATTCAAGGTTCAACCAATCTTGACGGAACATACACTATATATGAATTGTTAGAAAATGCTGGATTGTATGGACTTAGACTTACAGGTAAAACCATAACATCTGCACAAGTTTCTGCAGAAACTAAATTTGGTTCTGTTAAAAAATATTGGACATCTCAATATGTATTCACGCCAGACCAAACCGCATTAACCCTAGACTATACTGGCGAAATAAATAGAAGAGAATCAACTCCATCAATTTTTCCAGCTGGTTCCTCAGACTATATTGGTCTTATGTACGGTGGTCGTGGATTTGCTGCTGGTAACGATTATACAATTGTTGGTGAAGATGGATACCTAATGGTCCCATCTGACATTAAAAAAGCAACTGAAATGATTATTGACGACATTGAATGTGGAAGACTTGATTATTATAAAAGATACATCAATGCCTACAATACTGACCAATTTGATGTTAAGTTTGATACTGCTGTTTTTGAGGGAACAGGAAATATTCTTGTAGATAAAATTTTATCTAAATATTTCAAGACTATTACTCACCCAGGGGTGTTGTAATGGCAATATGCGAAACCACAGATTTTTTATTTCCAATGCTTGCAGATGTTTATTATCCAATAGTTGAGCAAGGTGCTTATGGAGATGTAAAAAGAAACTGGGTATTAGATAAAAGTATTTCATGTGCATTTGTTGCTAGTGGTTTAAAAAATAAAAAAGACATTCAACCAGATGCTAAACTAAATATTGATAATGCTTTAAATGGTAGGGTAAGAACCGATATAAGATTTTCAAGTGAAGACGAAAGAAATGCTCTCACAAATATTCTAATAACTAATATTAGAGATAATAATAGCAATGTTATTTATTTAGAAACTTCTGGTTCACGTTCTGGACAGCCAACAATATTTGAACTTGCAACATTTGAGCCAGTGGTTGGTCCATTTGGAAGTGTAGAGTATTATAAAATAATTGTTAAACGTTCAGAAAATCAAGGAACGGACATATGATAACAGTAAAATTTGATGATAAAAATTTATTTAGAGACATTATGAATATTGCAGAATATTCAAACGGATATGTTGACGGTGCTAAATTAGGTAAGACAAAATTTTTAAATGAACTTGGTGCTAGTGCAGTAGAAATAGCAAAACAATTTATTGATACTAATGCAAAACTTGACCCACAAAGACTACAACATGTTTATGAATGGTATATGACTGGAAGCCCAGAAGCAAGGCTATACGATATTGACTATACTCTTACATCTAATAATCTTGTTTTTACATATTCATTTAAACAATCACAATCTATAAGCAGAGGGTCTACTACACCATTTTTTAATAAAGCAGAAATTATGGAAAAGGGAATTCCAATTACTATTAAACCCAAAAACTCAAGTGTTCTTGTATTTCAAAATGGTGAAGAAACTATCTTTACGCCCAATCCTATTCAAATTAATAAACCAGGTGGAGAAGTTCAGGGACAATTTACCCATGTTCTTGATATGTTTTTTAATAGATATTTTACTCAATCTTTTTTGCAAGCATCTGGAATTGCATATAATTTAGAAAATCCAGCAGAATTTCACAAACATTTAAAAAAGAATGCTAAGCGTTCAGAGGGTGTTAAAGCAGGGTATAATTGGATAGTAGGAGCAATCAAATGACAGCAACATCTATATTAAATACACCAATGCTTTGGGTAAATCATTACCTTCAAGAAAAGTTAGAGGCATTGGGATTTAGCTCCATACCATTTTTCCCAACAACACCATCTACCATTGACAACTTAACATCAAGTTTTCCAGAAGGTGGAATTATGTGTACATATGACAGACTTATTCGTATGCGTAGAAAGCCATTTCCACATATTAAATGTGAACAAGCTTTGTATTATTTTTATGCCACAGCAGAAAACTCAGTTGTCAATATGATTAAGATTACAGAAAAAATTCTAAGACTAATGGACCGTGAAGACGAAACTGCAGAAGAAATAAATAAATGGCAAAAAGATAAAGGTTCTATTACCGTAGAGGGAGAAACCATTCAGCCAAACTTTTATTTTCATAGCTTTAAGGTATATCAGTTAGAAGAGGTCAGGGATGTCATTGATTTTGGCACTGCTCGGACCTATGGTGGTAATAAAATTATAATTGAATTTGATTACCATATGGTTATTCAAGACTCAATTTAATCATAAACGCAAGTTATACTTATATTGAGGAAACACCCATAACCATAAATTCCATAAGAAATAGAGGTGAAAAAATTATGGCATATCAAAGAGGTACAAGCTCCAACATTATCGTTGGTGCAGCAGCACTTTACGCTTATGAAAACGGCGAAATGGCTTACTCAAATCTACCTGCTGCATCATCAGATGCATCATATAGAGAAACTCTGAGCAACAACACCAGCTTCCGTAACGTAGGTTACACTAGCAATGGTATTGACCTTACATTTGCTCCAGATTTTGGTGAAGTAAGCGTTGACCAGGTTCTTGACGTAGCTAAACTCTACAAGCAGGGCATGACAGTTAACCTTAACACAAGCTTTGCAGAGGCTACCCTAGAAAACTTGCTTCTTTCCTTGGCTCGTCCAAGAACAGATGCATTCGTTTCAAGTGGTACTGGTGGTCTAACTGGAGAGGACACTCTACAGTTATCCGCTGGAGACATCGGTGACTGCCCAATCGAACGTGGTTTGGTTGCGGTAGGACCAGGAACTGGTGACTGTGCAGCAGGAAGTACAATTGAACGTATTTACGTTGCATATCGTGCAATTTCTATTGACAGTGTTACTGTATCCGCAAAACGTGATGCAGCAACAATGTTCGACGTTTCATTCCGTCTACTTCCTAATAACTCAGGAACATACGGAAGAATTGTAGACCGCACACTCGCAGCAGGTAACAAGACTGGCTATCCAACATCTAACGTTACTAGCGATTCATTCTAAAAATAACTTAATAGTTGAGGCTCCCCTAACTTTGGTTGGGGGAGTTTCTTTTTGCTATAATAGATACATGGCTACTAAAATATATGAATCAGGATTTATACAATTAATTGATGGAACAGTTTTACACATTAATCCACTCAAGATAGTTTATCTTAGAGATTTTATGGATGAATTTTCCAATTTTGGAAAAGCTCAATCAGAAGAAGAAACAATGGATATTTTACTTATTTGTGGAGCAATCGCAATGAGACAATACCATCCACAAATAGCAACAAAAGAATTGCTAGAAGACTCAATAGATATGGATACTTTATATGACCTACTAGATTTTTCTGCAGGTATTCAGTTAAAGAATAAAGAAGAAACACAAGATACTCCACAGAAACAGGTATCAGACAATCCACCAACATGGGAAAATATGGACTTGGCAGCACTTGAATCAGAAGCATTTTTGCTGGGTATTTGGAAAGACTATGAAGAGCTAGAAAAATCATTATCATTACCAGAACTAATGAGTACACTAAATGCTAAGAGAGACGCAGACTATGCTGAAAAGAAATTTCTTGCTGCTATCCAGGGTGTAGACCTAGATGAACAATCTGGTAAAAATAATGAACCAGATGCATGGGAATCAATGAAAGCTAGAGTATTTAGTGGTGGAGCAACAAGTGACCCAGATGATATCCTAGCCCTACAAGGAACAAATGCACAAAAAGCTGGATTCGGTATTGGTATGGGACTAGCTTATGAAAAGTGGGACTAATCAATCTGTTCTATGTTATAATTGTTTATAACCTATAGGAGGCAAAATGGCAACCACCATTAACGAAGCAAAAGAAATCACTCTGCCAGATGGAACAGTTATTACTGTACGTCCACTTAAGATTTCTCTTCTACGTGACTTTATGAAAAAGTTCACAAGCATTGAAGAAGTTGCAGAAGACAACGATAAATCAATGGATATTCTAATGGAATGCGTAAGCATTGCAATGCGTCAGTACAAGCCAGAACTGGCTGAAGACCCATCAAAGCTAGAAGATATCCTAGACCTACCAACCGTATACCAAATTATTGAAGAAGCATCAGGCGTAGCCTTGGGTGGAACTCAATTTATCGGTGGTAAAAACTAATAAAAGAGGTAATAATGAATGTCTGATTTCGAGTCCAAAGTAAGAATTGATATTGATGCTAGTCAAGCACTAGCACAAATCAAACTTCTTCAAAGACAGATTTCAGACTTTCATTCCTCAATGGCTAAGGGTAGTGCTACAGCCAATCTAAAATCACTACAAATGCAACAGTCACTAGTTGACACAATTAATGCAACTGGTCAATACTCAGCACAGATGAAAACTGTTGCATCATCTACACAAGCTTTTACAACATCACTTGAAAAAAATAAATTATCTCTAAACCAGTATTTTAGATATGCTGGTGGTGCTTCCAGAAGTTTTGGTAAATTCTTTAAAACAGAAATGGATACCATTCAAAAGGTAGCCATTGAAAGAGTCAAGGACCTACAGACTCAATATATTAAAATGGGTCGTGATGCAAATGGTGCTCTTAAAACAATTGCTGTTAGACCACTTGCACTTGACATGGAAAACCTGTCAACTAAAACACAGATTGCTGCACAAAAGCAACAGCTTTTAAATCAACTACTAAAACAAGGTTCTACCAACCTTCTAAACTTTGGTAAAAACACACAATGGGCTGGTCGTCAGCTTATGGTTGGTTTTTCTATTCCACTCGGTATTCTTGGAGCAACTGCTGCCAAAACATTTATGGAAATGGAAAAGCAAGCAGTTGCATTTAAACGTGTTTATGGAGACAGCTTTACACCATCTACTGAAGCAGATAGAATGCTTAAACAGGTCAAAGACCTAGCATCTGAATTTACTAAATATGGAGTTACAGTAGAAAAGACTATGGAGTCTGCTGCTAAAGCAGCTGCTACTGGTAAAATGGGGGCAGACCTACTTGCTCAAGTATCAGAATCAACACGTCTATCAGTATTAGGTAACGTAGAACAACAAAAAGCATTAGAGACAACAATCTCTCTAACAAATGCTTTTGGAACATCTGCTGACGAACTTCGTGGAAAAATTAACTTTCTAAACGCAGTTGAAAACCAAACTGTAACATCTATTGAAGACCTGACAACTGCTATTCCAAAAGCAGCACCAGTTATCAAGCAACTTGGTGGTAACGTAGAAGACCTGTCATTCTTCCTTACAGCAATGCGTGAAGGTGGTATCAATGCATCCGAAGGTGCCAACGCTCTAAAGTCTGGTCTTGCATCTCTCATTAATCCAACTAACAAAGCAAGCAAAATGCTTGAAGGTTTTGGAATTAATATTTCAAGCATTGTTGAAAAAAATAAAGGAGATGTAAAAAATCTTGTTATTGACTTTGCAAAAGCACTAGATACACTAGACCCTCTAAATCGTGCTCGTGCTATTGAGCAACTGTTTGGCAAGTTCCAATTCTCACGTCTATCTACATTGTTCCAAAACGTAATTAAAGACGGTAGCCAAGCAGCAAGAGTTCTAGAACTAACTAAACAATCATCTGCAGAACTTGGAATTCTTGCTCAACGAGAGCTTAATCGTATTTCATCATCACCAATGTATAAATTCCAAAAAGCAGTAGCTGACTTTAAAAAAGAACTTGCCCCTGTTGGTGAAGAATTTATTAAAGCTGTTACACCACTTATTAAATTCGGTACAGATGTTCTTAAATCATTCAATAATCTTGATGGCGGAGTAAAGCAATTTATTATTACAACTACAGGTGTTATTGCTGGTCTTGGACCAATCATGCTTATGACATTTGGTTTGATTGCTAACGGTGTTGCTAACCTTATCAAAGGTTTCTCTTTTGTAAAGAGTATATTTAATAAAACAACTACTGCATCACAGGTTCTTGGTGAAACTACTAACTATATGACACAACAGCAAATTGAAGCTGCTGCAGTTGCTGCCTCATTAGACCAGGTACACAATAAACTTACACAATCATTTACTGTAGAAGCAAAAGCAGTAGCAAATCTAGCAGCACAATATGAAAAAGCTATTTCTGCACAAGTTGCATTTAGTGGTGTTGCTGCAGGTGGAGGAAAAGGAAAGGCTAAAGCAGCACCTAAAAAATACGCTAGTGGTATTTTTAGTGTTCCTGGTCCTAAAGGTGCTGGAGATATTGTTCCAGCAATGCTTGCTCCAGGTGAAGCAGTTATTCCTGCAGGACCAGCACAAAAATATCGTGGTTTTATTAAGGGAATGATTGCTGGAAAAATTCCAGGATTTAATAAAGGAAAGATGGATGCTCGTCAAAAAGTAAGGGCGGCTCCAAAAACAATCATAGAGCAAGTTAGAGCATTGTTTGAGGCTGGTTGGTTTGGTCAAAAAGAAGAACAAGCAGCCATTAAAAAACAAGTGATTGCAGAAGCAGATGCTAGAGGATTAGTAGATACAGAAGACAAAAAAGCAAGAAGCAACTTTTTAGCAAAATATGGATTTGGAAAAGCTGGACCAGTAGACAGTACCCATATATCGTCAATGGGTGACGATAAAACCTTTACATCTAAAACAGTTTTACCAGACCATAGAGCACTAAATCAAGTATTTGCAGATGCCGTAGAAGGAAGAATTAGCAGAGACGGAAAAACAAGTGCTGTTGGAGATATCTTAAAAGATAAAAAAATTATTGCAAAAATGGCTGCACAGTCTGGGCTAGATGAAAAAACCTTAGTAAAAGAATTGAAAAAAATGGACCCAAGAAGAGTTGGTGGAGCAGTATATCCAACAACTGAATCTGGTATAAAAGCTTTGCAATCTTTTTATCAAAATACTGATAGACCAACTCCTGGAACAAGGATAGCTTCTGCTGGACTTAGAGAAAGACTAAAAGTTGGTGGAAAAGCTGGAGGGTTTATTGAAGGAGCTAAAGCTGGAGGCAAAATAAGACTTAACCCTAAGCTTGATGACAAGGCATTAGAAGAGCAAAAGGCAAAAATTGATAACTCTCAAAATAAAGAAAAAAAGAGACAAACTACGGCTATTAAAAAGAATACATCTGCTATCAATGCAGAGACTGCCGAAACAAAAAAAGGAACTAGAACAAAGCGTGATGCAAATAAAGCTGCAGCAAAAACAAAACCAACACCAACAATTGCTGTAACGGAACAACTTGGTAATGGAATTACAAAAACCACTGGTGTCGATAAAAATGGTAAAGAATATGTTCGTTATAATAATGGAAAACGTTTTGCCACCAAAGATGAAATAGCTGCAGCAACAAGGGAAACACCTGCATCCAAGAAAACAAGTAGATTTGGAAAAGTTGGTTCATTCCTTTCCAGAAGAGGTGTTCTTGGTGGAGCAGGTATGGCTGCCAGTATGGGTGGCAGTATGCTTGGTGGAGACATTGGAAATACTATTGCCAATGTTGGAAACGCTGCATTTATTGCCGATGTAGGTAGAAGCTTTATTCCACAAGGAGTAAAAGCAAAACTTGCTACATTTGGAGTAGAAAAACTACTTCCAATACTTAAAAATCTTGCTCCAATGTTTTTAAAGTTGGGTCTTGTGCTGACAGTAGCGACAACAGCATATGAAATATTTACAGCAAATGCTAAAAAACAAGCAGAAATTTCTAAAGCAGTTGTAGATACTTTGTCTATGACAAAAGATAGACTAGATAAAGTTAATGAATTCTTTGGAACAGATGCAAAACTATCTGGTATTAGAACTTTGTCTGTTGCTGGTGAAGGTCAAACAGGAAAACAGGCAAGCCTTGCAGAGCAGTTTAGAACAAGTGACCAATTTAAATCTCTTTATGGAGACCAGGCAAGCAAATTACGTGGAGCAACAGATAAGCAATTTGCAATAACAATGCAATCACTAGCACTTGATTTATATGGTCAAGGTGTTGGTGCTGAACAGGTACAAATTATTGTTGATGCTATTAAGAAAGAAGCTCAAAAAACAAACGTTGTTATTAAATTTAAAGATTTAACCTTAGATACAGAAACAGGAAGACAAAATCTAGCTAAAAGTATCAAGGAAATTACAGATGGTATGGTAAAAGAACTTCAGTCTCAAAGAGATTGGCTTGGTCTTAACTGGCTAGCTTCTGCAAATATAGATGCATACACTTCACAACTAAGTGGATTTGTTTCCGCATTATCTCAAGAATTTGAAAAAGGTAGAATATCTGTAACAGAGTTTGAATCATCATTTAGCAAAATTAAGCAAAGTTTTAATGCTGCCGAACAAGCAAATCCTGGAGATGGAATTGTTTACCTAAATAAAGTATTGAAAGAGGTTAGTCCAGAAGTTTCAACTGCTGCAGCATTAATATCAAATCTATCAGATAAGGCACTAGTATTAAAACTAGCTATGAAGGGTGCTGCGTTAAGTAGCCAACTTCTTGCCGATGTCTCTATAGGAAATGCTGATGCAAAAAAATATCTTTTATATTTAGATAAGTTTGAAAATGAAAAACATGCAAAGTTAATAAAACAACAAAAAGTTATTACTGGAATTACTAATCAACAAAAAAATCTTCAAAAACAAGAAACAGCAGTTAATGATTTATATGATAAAAGAATCACTGCACTTGAAAGAATTGATGCACTAAATCAATCAATTTCAGATAGACAAAAAGGACAACTTGATTTAGCAGATGCCCTTTCTCAAGGTGACGTATTCCGTGCTGCTCAAGCAATGCAACAAATTAGAGCAGATGAAGCAAAGGTTGCATTAGAACAACAGAAAAATGTTCTTCAGGACCAGAGAGATACAAAGACTGGTTCATTACAAAATCAACAAGACAACTTAGACAGTTCAGCAAGTTCTGCTCAGTCTAAACTTACTGAGATTAGCAACGAACAGCCAAAACCATACGAGAATACTAAAATAAAAGGAATGACTGTAGAACAACTTACAATTACAAAAAATAATGCTGCCTCAATTATGAAAAATCCATTTTTAACAACTGCTTTAAATGTAGGTTCTGGTGGTATTTGGGGAACAATATCTAATTTTATAGGAACACTTCTATCTAACTTTAAGTTTGCTGACGGTGGACACATTACAGGTGCAGGTAGCGGAACAAGTGATTCAATACCTGCCATGCTTTCAAATGGTGAATATGTTATTAGAGCAAATGCTGTAAAGGCTATTGGAACTCATACCCTTGACAAACTAAACCATGCAGAAAAATTTGCTAATGGTGGACTAGCAGGATTTAGACAGTCCGAACATAAAGTTCCTGGTAAAAAACGTTTTGGTCTTAATGATATTGCTGCTGGATTGACTAACCCAATCATTCAAGGTGGAGCACATGGAACAGATGTGATGGGTGGTTTTGCAACTGCAGAGTCATATATGAATGTAGCTTCTGGTAAGGGAGGATTTTTTGATTACCTAACCGCAATTCTTACACCACTTGCACTTACTGGATTTGGTGGAGCAAGCAAAGCAGGAGCTGTAGGAGCAAAGGCACTTCTGTCAACAGGAAAAGTTGGTGCTGCAAAAGCAGCTTATACAGCAAAAATGACTGAAATGCTTGCAGCTAAAGCAGGTAAAGCTACAGCAAAAGCATTTAATCCATCTAAGCCAGCAACTGGAGGAGAATATCTAAAAGCCCTAAAACTTGAAGGATTTACAAATTTTCCAGCTGGCAAAAAGTATGACTCTCCGTTATGGAACGCAGCAAGAAGTAAATTTGGAGACATTCCTAGCGATAGCAGTGTTAGAGCAACACCATTCACTTTGGCAAAAACTGGCATAGGATTTTCACAATCAAAGCTTGCAGGTCTTCAGGCAACAGAGGCAGGAGTAAAATATGCTTTACGTAATGGTGTAAGTAATTTTACTGAGGGAATTTTGAGTCATCCAGATTTTCCTCAATGGCAACAAGCTGGATTAAGTAAAGACCACTTAAATAATTTAGTTCCTTGGAATTTGGGTTCTTCTAACTTTAATTTTGGAGAATTTCTAAGACAATCACTTCAAGCCAAAAACCAAGCAAAAAATTCATTAACTGGAGCTAATGATTTATTAAATAGTAAATCTCCATATCTAGCTCTTCAAAAAATGCTTTGGAGTATGCATGAAACAAAAGTAGATAAAAAATTGGCACAGGGTCTTGGATTCAATATGCCATCAAAAACTTTGGCAAAACTTATTAGCGTCCTTCCTCCTAATATTGCTGCACTATTTTTCAACAAAACAGCTAGACATAGAAGCAATAACATTATTGAAGAACTATATCACCCACAAGACATTCCAATAGAAAATGGTCAGGTATATGGACCAGGAACTTATTTTGCACAAACCCCAGAAATTTCCGATAAGATGTTTAGCGGTTTTGGAAATCAAGTACACGGTATGAGCGTAACTCCAAAAGCAGCATTAAAAACTTTGTTTGGAAAAGGATATATTGATAGCAACAAATTAGCAAAAGAATATATAAAAATACATGGAACACAATCTGGTATTCAAAAACAAGCAAATATTTCTGGAAATCAATGGAGAGCACACGTAGGAAATCAACTAGACCAAATGCCTTGGAATGACAAACTCATTCAGGGTCTATTATCTAAGGGTTATATTGGATATAAACATGGAGACGCTTTGACCAACTGGTTGGTTGGTGTTCCAAATTCTGGATATGGACTAAAACATATTGAATCAAATTTGGGTAGTTCTATGACAATGAAAAAAAATAACAATCCAATGTTAAATTATGTAAAAAATATGTTTGGTAATCAACTTGGCTTAACAAGAAATCAAAATGTTCCGCTTCTTGACATGATTTCACAATTTTTAAATGGAAAAGTAAAGCCTAAAACTTCTAGTGGATTTACATCTATCGAAGGACTTGCAAACGGTGGACTTGTAAACATTCCTCACTTTAAAAATGGCGGTATGTTCCGTACAGGATATGCTGGTGGTGGACTTGCAAAACTTCACGATAAGGAGTTTGTAATGAACCCTGGGGCAGTTAGAGAATATGGCGTAGGAAACCTAAAGGCTATGAATAATGGCACATACAACAATGGTTCCGTGTATAATAGTTATGGAGTAAATATCAATGTTGGTGGTTCTAATTCAAATGCCAGCGACATTGCACGAACAGTTATTAGAGAAATCAAAAAGATTGATTCTCAACAAATTAGGAGCACTAGAATTTAATGGCAGATAATTATGCAGAATATTTAAATGGTAGAAAGAAATATTCTCGTCCACAAGCAATGCTATGGGCAGATAATTCTGGAACATTTTCAGTAAGAGAAGCAGCAAATATTACTGCAGTTACTCCATCAAATCCTGCTGTTGGTAGTGTAAGATATACTGCTGCAAATAATTTTGCTATTGGAGATTTTGTCAATATTGATGGACTTCTTCCAGCTGGATATAATGGAACATATGCAGTTACTGGAGTTACTCCAACATTTTTTGTTGTTACAAATACAACTACCGCAGGAGTTACAGATGCTATTGGTGTTGCTGGAAAAGCTTCCTACGTTCCAACTGGAACAGAAATTAACTCAAATGATACTCCCAATAACTTTCTTATTTTATCCGATGATAACAGAGGTGCAATAGATTTTTCTCAACAAAGAATTGAAAATAGAAGAAGAACTGTAAATGGTCGTATGCGTTCATACCATACTGCTGACAAACTCCAAATATCAGTTTCTTGGGATATGCTGCCATCTCGTTCATTCTCAAATGACCCTAATTTTAATCTAGCTACTGGTGCTGTAACTACTACTGGATATAGTGGTGGTGTAAAAACAGCAGACCCAAATATCTATGGAACATATTTATTCCAATACACAACTGATGGCGGTGCTGGTGGTGCAGAAATTCTTGACTGGTATGAAAACAACAAAGGTTCTTTCTGGGTTTACTTATCCTACGACAAATATCCCAACTTTGAGAATGCTGGAGATAAGTATAAACATCTAGCAGAATATAGTCAGGTACTAGAAATGTTTATTTCAGACTTTTCTTATTCTGTTGTAAAACGTGGTGGCACTAACTTTGATTTTTGGAACATTAGCGTGACCCTGGAAGAGGCATAATGTTTACAGTACAAACAAAGACAGCAACTATTACTAATGCGGTCTCGGACGGCTCTACAATCGTCTACACCGCCACAAACACCTTTGTTGCTGGAGATATTGTCCATATTTCTGGAATAACTCCATCAGTCTTTAACATACCAGATGCAGTTATTACATCAAGAACATCCTCAAATTTTACCATTGCAAGCACAAAAACAGGAACCTATTCTAGTGGCGGTATTGCAGTATACGATGAAGTAAAAAATCATACTATTAGTGAGTCTACAATTAGAACACAAAGTTTAGTTCTTGCAGAGTGGAATTTAAATTTAGCAAATAATATTGCTAAAATTGGTAACTATCGTTATAGACCATCAGATTTTAGTAGTCCGTTTACTACAATTGCAACAACATATAGTTCTAATGATACTGCAAATAATTATACAAATGCAACATATGCAGACATACTCATTGATGGTGGATATGAAGATGATGGCACACCATACTTTTCTCAATCAAGAAATGAGCAGCAAAAACTTTTAATGTCTTTAGAAGATTGTTTTGGCAAAAATAGACCACGTTCTGGAATTAATAAATTAATGTTTTTTCCAACTGCAAGAAATATTCCTTCAAGTAATGAGCATATGGCACAAAGACCAAGATATTATGTTGCAAGTAAAGATGATAATTTTAAATATTGGTCATCTTTTAGAACAGAAGTTTTAAGTGCAACAATTACTGGAGTATCTAGGTCTACACCATCTGCTGGTAATGTTACATACACTGCAAATAATAATTTTGTTCCTTATCAAACTGTGCACATTAGTAATCTATCTCCTTCAGAATATAATGGAACTTTTCGTGTTGAAGAATGCACTAGCACTACTTTTACTGTTGTAAATTCATCAACAACATCATTAATAAATCAAAATGGAACAGCTATTTCAGATGATATTGCTCGTGGTGTTTCCGAATCAAATTCATCGGGGTATGGATATTATATTGATGATGCAGCACCATTTGTTGTATATACAGAAGCTGTTCCAGCAAATAGAATTGTAGTAAAAATGCAAACTCATATTGGAACATATGATATGAGTAATGGGGCTAGTGGAGACCAGTTTTATGGAGATTATAACAAACAAGCTCCAGCAGGTTGGTCAATCCAAAAATTAGATTCACTAGATTCAACAATTACCGCAGTGACCCATTCTGAACCATCTATTGGTAATGTTACCTACACCGCAAGCAATTCTTTTTCTGTTGGAGATACTGTAGTAATTACTGGTCTTGCTCCTTCTGGATATAACGGAACAAGAACAATTACAGAAGCAACATCAAGTTATTTTGTTGTTGCTAATGCTACAACTGCGACGGTAACTGATTCCAATGGAACAGCTACTGTGTCTGATAAATGGCAAACTTTAGAGTATTTTTATCCAGGACAAACTCGTGATGATGGCGAGACTCCAATAATTAAAGAAGATGGTTATGTAGAGCTTGAATATGGTCTTGTTATCCCTTCTGGATATGAAACTACATTTTATTATGCTGGAGATTATGCTACATAATCTAGTCGTCCAGTTGCATCCAATGTTGGATATGGATATTTGGTTGGAGCAAGTTCTTCAACTCCTGGACAATGGTATATTTATAATGGCAGTACATATGATTCTCCAGTTACCGCATCATATAGCTGGAGACTTCACGAAGAAACTGTAAATAGATTTACCCCATTTGCAAAAGATTTAACAAATCCATCAACATATGGTTCAGGTCTTTACCGTGAGTTTGATTATATAAAAGGTTTAAGAATTGTTGTAGAAGAAATGACAAAAGGAAACATTCCATTTGATTTGATTGAGATATCACCAAGACTTGCTGTAGACCTTTCAGATAAAACAACTGGATTTTCCGTAAAGAAACACGCATCTGATTTAGGAAATAGTGGTATGCCTGTTGGTCAACTTTTAGCAGGTACTGGAGACCTAAACTTATTTGATTACGACCAAGCATTTAATCCAAACAATACAAACAGTATTATCAATAAATTTATTGCTAAAAATTTACAAGTTAAGCTATATGAAATTGTTGTAGATGTAAATGATTCCGACTATTATTATCCAATTAAAACTATGAACTGTGATGGCTTTCCAGATTATTCTGCATCAGATAGAAGCGTAACTCTACAACTTCGTGACCAGTTTACTATGTTTGAGTCAATGGTAGCACCACAAGTATTTGTGAGAGATGTATCCATAAGTTGGGCTATTGCAACAATATTTGATTCAATTGGATTTTCTAATTATGTTTTTAAAAGAGTTGATGGAACAAAAGACCCAATTATTCCATACTTTTTTATTGCACCACAAACAAGCGTAGCCCAGGTATTACAAGATTTAGCGGTATCTACCCAGCATATGATGTTCTTTGATGAATACAACAATTTTATTATTATGAGTAAAGAATATGCAATGCCAACAGTAGACCAACGCTCTACAGATTTTGCTCTTTATGGCTCACAAGATTACAACACATCATCAACTGGATTAAACAATAGTATTAAATTTAAAAATTCTAAGCTTGCAAATATTTTGGGTATTAATTCTAAAATTAGTGATATATATAATGCTGGAAAAATCAACTATAGTGCAAGAAGTATTAGAAAGTCTATTGCAGAAATTAAGCAAGCATACAACGTAGATAATTATAGAACATGGATTTATCAACCAACACTGCTTTGGGAAGCACCACCAGAACAAAATACAAAAAGTATTAACCAGGTCAATAACCAAAGTTCTGGATATGCCCTAACGGCTATACCGCTTAATTCAACCCTGTCTACAGCAGTACCAGAGCCAAAATCAGCAACGTTAGGATTGGTAGCTACTCTTACAGCTGGAAGTACAACAGTAACCTTGACCACTGGCTCAACAACCAATTTTGCTGTTGGACAAACACTTACAAAAAATAGTGGCACTGGTGCCTTTGGCAACGGCGTTAAAATTTCTGAGATTATCTCTAGTTCACAATTTAGAACAAATGCTGAACACAGCACAAGTGGTTCTATAACATTTAGTGCAGATTTTATTATGACAAATAACATTCTTGACCTAAACGAAGGTGTATATTGGATGCCAAGATATAACGGATACTTCTATGCTAACGGTGAAATCATTAAATATGATGCTGTCGAATATACTATTGAAGAAGTAGGCGACGTGTGGATTTCTAGTGTTCAAGAATATGCAAACTATTTTTCAAAACTTAAATTTGCTAAAAAGATTTATCCAACAGGAAGAGTTAGAATTTATTCAAAGATTGATGAAACTGGAACATCTATTGCTCAACATGGTAGAGGACAATTTGGTACAGAAGTTGTAGAACACCCTGCAGGTCTATCTGATATCTGGAAAGACTCAACGAGACGAAAAGGTTTTATAATGAAGTCAGAATATCTTTTTGATAATAAAACTGCAGGAGCTACTGAAAATGGAGCTGCTGGTGCCACCTTTAGTGGAACAATTACTGCTGTGTCTCCGTCTACACCATCTGCTGGAAGCGTTAGATATACTGCAAATAATAATTTTGCTGTTGGAGATACTGTAGTGGTTTCTGGTTTAGCCCCTTCTGGATATAACGGAACTTTTACAATTACAGCAAGAACAGCAACAAACTTTACAGTTGCTAATTCAACAACCACAACTGTAACAGATTCTAATGGAAATGCTGCAGCTAATACGCCAACAACAATTGCTCAAAAATCTGCAAAAATTCAAGAAAAAATTAAAAATGTT